GACTGCACCGAGAAATCGAATCCAAGGACATATATATATAATGCAGACATGGACACTGACAGTGGAAGAAGGCGGCATCATATCACTGCCACAGGATCTTTTAGATGCTGCAGGCTGGCGCGAAGGTGATTGCCTACATTGGATTGATCTGCATGATGGATCTTGGCAATTGGTCAAGGAAGAGTTGACAACATTTATAAAAAGTGGTATAATAAACGATGAGTAAAATAAAAATAGCAGAACTGTTTTATAGCATACAAGGTGAAGGCAGATATATGGGGGTGCCCAGTGTATTCCTTCGTACATTTGGTTGTAACTTTAAATGTGCAGGCTTTGGCATGCCACGTGGCGAAGTGAGTCACGAAGCTACTGATATTGCGGCCACACATAAAATGATCGAGTCTTTTCAAACATACGGCGAACTTCCACTGGTAAGTACAGGCTGTGACAGTTATGCATCATGGATGCCAGAGTTTAAAGATCTTAGTCCAATGCTTACTACAGATGCAATAGCAGAACGCATTATGGAAATCTTACCTTACAAGCGTTGGGAAGATGAACATCTAGTTATTACAGGCGGAGAGCCATTGTTGGGATGGCAACGTGCTTATCCGGATCTGTTGAATCATCCCAGTATGGTAGGTCTTAAAGAAATTACTTTTGAGACCAACGGCACCCAAAAACTAACTCCCGAGTTTAAAAAATATCTGCAAGAATGGTCACAGAATCCTCCCTTTGCAAGTAGAGAAGTCACATTCTCAGTCAGTGCCAAACTCAGTTGTTCAGGCGAACAGCCTAGTGAAGCTATACGTCCAGACATAGTCTGTGAATATCAAGAGGCTGGTCATGTATATCTCAAACTAGTAGTGGCCACTGAAGATGATGCAGAAGAAGCTCTAGAAGCCGTGGATATCTATCGTGCAGAAGGTTTCACTGGCAATGTTTATCTCATGCCTGTGGGCGGTGTTGAAACTGTCTACGCACTAAATAACCGCAGAGTGGCAGAACTAGCAATGAAACATGGACTGAGATATTCGGACAGATTGCAGGTGCCACTGTTTAAGAATGAATGGGGTACATAATGCCTATGGATTCATCAGTGTCACAGTCACCGCCCTCTCAGGATTGGGGATTGCAGCGAGCATCTAATTGGAAGTTAAAATTATGCTGGCGTCCTGAACACTGTTACATATCCGGTAAAAAACTATGGGGTAAACAGGCCTACTACGGTGAGAGATGGATCACTGGTCCGGGAGAGCCTGTGATGGAACCTTATTGGATTGAAAAAACTGAATTCCTGATCTGGAATTTAAAAGGAAAACAATGAAAATAATCAAAAAAATGTTTGGTCTAGATAAGCTAGAGGCTTCGATCGCACAAGCAGAACAAGATTTGCTAGAGGCCAATAATAGATTGGCTGCGGCTGAGGCTGCATCAAAAATTGCCCTCGAAGCAGAAGAAACGTCCAAACTCTCGCCAAAAGAACGTGCTACTAGACGCAAAGAAGCATGGGTCAGTGTGATAAACACTCATGTCAACAAAGATAACATACGGAATGGCTTTTTTGAGCTTGACTGGAACGACCAATTTGTGCTACAATTAAAGCAAGAGGGATATGGTGAAGATGGTGACAAAGAAGAAGAAATCGTAGATCGTTGGTTCCGTGAACTCTGTGCAAATGTTGTGGTAGATGGTGATTTTGGCGGCCCTGTGAACACAGGTGTTATAGACATTAAAACAGTGAAGAAGACAAATCAATGACCATTCTTAAAATGTCCAGTATGGAGCCAATAACAGAATATGCTCCATTTTGGAATTATTCTTTTTTTATAAAAAAATGGGATCGCGATATGTCAATTCTCGATACCATTAGAGTGTGGTTATTAGAGAACGAGAAAAAAATAATTAATAAATTTAGTTATGACTATGACGGATATACTGGTCTAGGAGAGTCTAGTATTACTGGTAGATTCAGTCAATATAATTTATTTGAATTCTCTTCGGAGTTGCCCGAGCTCAAAGAACTTTTAGATTTTATAAAAGATGCTTATATTGAATTTGTATCTAACGAAAATAATCCAATTAGAGAAACTGAATTAGTTTCATGGTTTAATGTTTTAAGAAAAGGACAACAGGTTCAAGAACACAATCACGGTGCCGGCAATGATGTGTATTTAAGTGGTACATTTGTTCTAGATGAATACCCCACTTTTACTAATTTTAAATGTCCGTTTGATAGAGATGTTATACTTCCGATACCAAACAATAAGGGACTGTTGTCATTGTTCCCTAGTTTCGTGTATCATTATAGTGATGAATACCAAGGAGACACCGAGAGACTAACTATTGCTTTCGATATTCGTATTCCTGGAATACAAGAAAGCAAAGATAGAAAAGCAATACCTTTTATAACTTTAGAAAACATACAATGACCTATATTTTAGTTGATACAGCAAATACATTTTTTCGTGCCCGTCACGTAATCAACGGTGACGCTGATATCAAACTGGGCATGGCCTTTCATATCACTCTAAATTCGATACGCAAAGCATGGCAGCAGTTCAACGGCAGTCACGTTATATTCTGCTTAGAAGGTAGATCTTGGCGCAAAGACTACTACGCACCATACAAGCGAAATCGTTCAGATGCTCGTGCTGCTCACACAGAAAAAGAAGCAGAAGAAGATCGTGTGTTCTGGGAAGCCTTTGACACGTTCAAAGAGTTTATCACAGACAAAACAAACTGCACTGTGATGCAGCATCCTCGCCTAGAAGCAGATGATTTGATCGCAGGCTGGATACAGAGCCATCCGCAAGATAATCATGTTATCATTTCAACAGACACAGACTTCGTACAATTGATTGCACCCAATGTCACACAGTACAACGGCGTCATGGAACATGTGATCACACATGAAGGAATCTTCGATGACAAAGGCAAAAGAATTATTGACAAGAAAACACAAGAACCCAAAGCTGTCCCAGATCCCGAGTGGCTCTTGTTTGAAAAATGCATGCGTGGTGATACCAGTGATAATGTCTTCTCGGCGTATCCAGGTGTGCGTACTCGAGGCACAAGCAAAAAAGTGGGTCTTACAGAAGCGTTCGAAGATCGTGGCACCAAAGGATTTGCGTGGAACAATCTCATGCTTCAGAGATGGACTGACCATGAAGGCCGAGAACACAGAGTCCTAGAAGATTACGAACGCAATCGTAGATTGATCGATCTCAGTCATCAGCCCGATGACATTAAGGCCATCATCTCAGAGACCATCGCCGCAGCCACCAGCGCAGACAAAAATGTCAGCCAGGTTGGCCTTAGACTAATGAAGTTCTGTGGTCTGTATGATCTCAAGAAGATATCAGATCAGGCCGCAAGTTATTCGGAGCCATTGAATGCGAGATATCTAGTTGGAGAAAACCATGACTGATTTACATGCAAAAACAATCATAGACAACAAGTTTTGGATCGTAGAAGAAAACGGTGAGAAGATCGCTACTCTGAGAAAAAATGAAGATAACAGATTTGTCATGAGCAATCAAGACGGAGTAAAAATCTATGAAACCAAAGAACATGTGACTAGGACATTCGGTAAAAAATTCTTTACTGTTAAGATTGTCAAAGAAAGTGAACATGCATTACCGAACGAGGTTCATGGTTACGCAACCAGCACCCAACCACACAATGCTATGTTTGACATTCGCAAGAAACTACCACTGTTCACCAAGAGTGAAGATTCCAAAAGTCTGTACTGTGCGGGCTACTATACCATCAAGTTTGAAAAAGGTTGGGTAAAAAGTTTTTGTCCTAAAAGGATCACTCTAGAAAGGTATCCTTATAAGGGACCTTTTAAGACTGAAATTGAGATGAAACAGGTCATGGCCAATGTCTCAAAGTAATATACCTAGTGTGTTGCCTACAGTTGAGAAATTGCTGCAGAGGATCTCAGTAGCAGAAAAGAGCCAACAGAAAGAGATACGTATAACCATACAGGAAGCCAGAGACCTTACCACTGAGCTAGCTATTTTTTCCACAAAACTCGGTGGAACTGTGCAGCAGATACATGCGATGCTGGCACAGATCAAAGAATCCAGTCAAAACATAGACGTTAAGTTCGACGGCGGCTCATTCTAAAAAGATAAATATATACGTGGTTAATTAGGAACACGTATAAGATGTCGAGACCAAAACCAAAGATACTTTTAGAATATGCCAACAAAGAAACTTTCAAAGTCGAGCAGATACTTGACTCGGAAGCCATTTGGGCTGTGTTTTACAAGCATCAACCGTTTAATCTCAAAAGCGGTAGTCTAGTAGCCAGCTATCCTGGTCCTAAATATAAAAAAGTATCATTTTCAAATCCTGGCCACGCACACAATTTGGCTAAAAAATTAAACAAACTTTTTAAAACCACAGACTTTGCTGTGGTCAAACTCACTGCCGGCGAAGAGGTAGCCTAACGTGGATTCCAAGGATGCCTACACCCGGGTATTCTTGCAGGCAGCAGAACTACCCGTAGATCCTGACACAGTAAAACAGTACAGATCAGTGTGGTGGTGGAGTTTCAGAGAAAAGGCTCAGGGCGGCCTAAGATTGACAGAACAGGCCTTGCAGTTCATTGAAAAACATGCTAAAATTAAAACCTACAAAATAGAGTTTCCAAAAGAATTTGCATTTACTCCACAGGTGCTGGTTTGGTTAGATCATTTTATCGATTCACCGTTTTTCATCAACAAAAAACATATCATAGTCATGAAAGAAAAATCCGCGTTTGAACTGTATCTGTTTTCAGGTGATGTAGCCAAATTGGGTCATACTAAGGCTATGGCCAAAAGACTCTGCCAAGAATCCGCCCTGGAATCTAATTGATCTATAAATATTTTCACGATGTTTGATCTAAATCCTATTGATGTACTAAAACAGCGCAG